GCAGGTTTGATGAAGATGCTTGCGATGAATTCGTTGCGATCAACAACAGCAGGGGTGTTATTCGTTTCGTCACATTGTACACGGAAGTCCGTGATACCACGGCGTCCCTGAATCTCACGAAGGAATGGTTCAACGATGTTCACGAACTCCGCACGAGTAAACTCGTCGTTGAACTCAAACATTACGTTGCGTCCTGCAATTGCGATTGCTCTCTCAACACCCAAGAACAAACGACGAACATTGATTCTGTCGAATGCGGATGGTCGTGACTCGTTGGTCTTATCACCAAAGAGCATGATACCCTCGCCTGGGATGTTAGCAATCGGGTTGATGCCTACTTTATATAATGCATCTCGTTCTGCCTTAGTCGGAGACACGATGATATCGGTAATACCTTGATATCGTCCTCGTCTTGAACCAGCAGGGGAGAACCACGGTGCAGCGACTAAGTCGGTAGCAGCCATGAGTCCCGCAGTGGATGATGCAGCAGGAATCTTGATGTATTTGTCGTTGTACTTATCAAAGACTTTCAAGTAGTTGTTGTCTTGTACTAAGTAGGATGACTTAGTGTAGGTATTGTTACACGCTAAGATAGCGGTGTTAGTACCAGTGACTACTACAGCGTTACGAGAAGGTGAGGCAACTGCCACACAGTCCTTACGAGTAGTACCAGCAATAGATACAAGGTCATTTACAATCGTAGTTGCGCTTGCGTCTGCGAGTGATTCGGGGGCAATCAAGAAGTCTACTTCGATATTCTCTTTGTCCTCAAACTTGTCAAATCCACGTAGCATGTCATCAGTTCCCAGTGAACTTGAAGTTACACCAGAAGTGAATGACCACTCGTTTTCAATTTGACTAGCACCCCACTTAACATCCGCCTTGAAATCTTGTCCAGCAGTTGTTGCGTTACTACCCCACAGTGCTCCACTAAAATCGTTATTACCGGAGACTGAAGTAATCGCATTAGCACCAGCCGTAGTTTCTGTTACTGTGACTGAAGACGATTCTTTAGTGAAAGTCGGAGCGGCCGCGACTGCACCAGCACTCTTGAAGGTAAATACGATGTTTGTACCAGAAAGACTTACCGTATAAAGTAGGGAACCATAATTTGTCCCACCTTGAATAGCAGTAATCATATCAGCATGAGAGGTGTAAGCCGCACTACCAATAGTTACTGTCGTAGTTCCGTCCGTGACTGTTAATACAGTTGTCACACTGGCAGTTCCCATCGGTGCACTATAAATACCAGCAACAGCAGGAGTGGTTGAAGTCGTACCAGTAGTCCATGCATTAGTTGCATACAACCAGTTAGAACGAATCTTCAGAACATCGTAGTAGTAGTTTGAAGTTCCGTCAGCTGCCTTTGCGTTTCTGGCAACAGACAAGAATGGGAATGTTTCAAGAACTGTTCCAGCAGTACCAGTAATCTCACCGTCTTCGTCAATGACCGCAACGTGGATCTCATCGTTCTTACCGCCGAGAGCAGTAACATAAGGTGATGAGCCAGGCGCACCATCAAACTGGTCTTTGTATGTCCATGCATTGAAGTTCGTCACTCCACCGTTATCGGAGTCAGAACCCAAGATAGAGACCTTTAGTGAGTTACCCAGTTCGCCTGGATATTTTGCAATGAATGCACCATCGGAACTATCAAGAGTTAGATTCTCAAATGCGTCCAAGTTGTTGACTGTTTGTGCAGTCAAACTACCGAGGCCGGTGTGGTTTGCAACAGAGTTTCTTGCGTCAGAATCCTGTTCGCGTACAACAAACATAGAGTTCGAGTAACGTAGAAAGTACGCAGCAGAATGGAAATCTACTGAAGTATCGTCGGTTGGTGCTGAGAACGTACTTACCAACCCAGTCTCATCTGAGACTAAAGTTGCTACGCCGACAGGCCCCCAACCAAAGTTCCCCACAAATGCACCAGTTGAAGTCTGAACGTTAGGCACTACGCCTGTAAGATCAATCTCTTTAACTGTTACAGCAGGAGAAGCAGAGGGTGTAAAAAGTGCCATAACTTTTATCCTTTGTATCTATTATAAGTGATCATAATACGGTTATATTCAATACCTTTATTTATACAATTACCATTCTTCAACACCTATACCAGTGCCCTCAAAGGTATGCCATCCCATTTCTCTCTGTTCTTCTTCTACGCGAACATCATGGAGACCATCATCAATGAAACCGACAGGTGGAACATCGTCCTCTATCTCTTTCATCTTCTTGGCAAACATAATCTCCTTGAGGTTGATGTCAGTCAGATCAGCAAAGAACTGAGACGATACGAAGTAACCAAACATGACCAGATTCATCATCAAGTCATCGTGGTTACCGTCCGAGGCCTCAAAGGATTGTCCCTTGGATACAAAGGTAGATATCTCTAGGATAGTATTTTCGTCTACGATATCTAGTTTATTCTCTTCTAAGATATCTTTGATTGCTGAACACCCAAGACGTTTCACCTTACGATTCATCTCAATACCAATACGGTCTGCCTTGATTGCCGACTCCATATGGATGTTCTCGTACTCTAGATCTTGATATAGTCCTTGACACACTAGAGTGCCTTGGTCATTTGACTCTATGACCACATATGCTTCATTCCAGAGTTTTGCGTACTTATATATAACATTAGGAAAGAGTATTGGAGATATAGTATTATTGCGATAAACAGCAACCTGCTTAAAGGGTCTCATGCTAATGTCGATAACGTTAAACGTAGAATAATCCTGTCCTCTTCCTTTTGATACGTCCACAGTCATGACATATTCATGGTCTTTCTGTGGGGTATCGTAGACAAGTAGATCCGCCCCTTCAAGCGCTTGTTGTGGCGGTTTTGCCCTAAATGATAGCAGTGTCTCGGCATTGATCAGAGTATCACCTGTACCAAAAAAGGTATTGCCAAACTCTTGGTCAAACTGTAACTGAGAAGTGTTGGAGATTGTTTGTCTCTTCCACTCTGAGTCACGGCCAGGCACATCATACCAGTTCACAGTGAACGGGACAAACTCATTCACTTTTTGGACTGCGCCTTCCCATATCTTGTGAAAAGTATTACCGATACCATTCGCGGTAGAAGTGATGATTACCTTAGTATCTTTACCCGCAGAGATTACCGGATAGGTAGATGTATAGAACTCATTTGCCCGTTCCACAAAAGCAAACTCATCTAGGAACAGTAAGTTCACTGACATACCACGGATAGAACTACCAGAGGTTGCGGCAGCAATAATGCGTGAGTTGTTACTGAACTCAATAGAACCCTTGTTGAGTGCCTTGCAGCCGGGTTGTAGGAAGAAGGGTAGGTTCTCTAACATCAAGGTGACGCGAGACAACATCTCTCTCGCAGTCGCACCCTTGTTTGCTAGGATTGCAATAGTTTTTTCACTATGAAAACAAGCAAACCAAATAAGATACCCGACAGAAGATATAGACTTACCAGACTGTCTACATGCAAGGACAATGCTAAATCGGTTGTTGTTGAAGTGATCAAACATCTTCTCCTGATATGGGTATAGGTCAAATGGCACTAGGCCGTAGTCAAGGGATATGACTTTTAGATAGGTCTTACAGAAGTATATCGGATTGTTGGAACACTTGATGTATTCCTTTACTTCTGATTCTGTGAACTGATGCTGAACACCATCTCTCTTGACATTAATGTTGCCAAGATAAGACTCATTCTGTTTTGGGTTCAACATCTATGACATTCTTCTCATTATTTATAAGTCGCTGCAAGTCTGTAGTAGTTCCTACGAAAAGGTTGTTTGTCGTGTTGCCTACTTGTTTAATTTCATCATCTTTATTGATTTCTTTGTGTTTCTTATTCAAGTCCATCAACTTATCAGTAACATCTGCCATGTTTTTCATCATGCCAGATAAGACCTCAAAGGCACGAGGGTGTTCACTCTCTCGTGCGACTTCAATCATCAAATCCATACTCTCCCTGCCTTTTTCAATTATATCGTGATAGGTGTCACGGGAGGTGGTATAGTCATCTCTTATATTCTTGTCGTTACTTTTATCACTCATTATGCACTATCCAAATCAGTATCAATAAACCCATAATCACTATCAGCATTCACTGAGCTTGGATTAGGAGTGATCTTCAGTGTCTTGATATACACATCGCTGTCATTGAGTCCTGCTTCTTGTAAGAACAAGTTGTTGCGTACATCGCGAATAACTGCCTTATTAGATTCAGGCCCGTACAGAGCAATCTTCATTTCAAAGTCTAATGTATATATGATTGTCCTACGCTGTTCCAGTGCACCCTCAAAGTCATCCGAGAAACTGACCCCAGATAATGTGACAGGCACATCTTCGGTCAGAGTGTTTATATCAGCAAATGGTTTGATTGTCAAGGTATATTGTGGAGTAAAGTACGGTAGGATCTGTTCTACGATCTGTAGTGCATCGTCCTGTGACTTGGCATATACATTCAACTGAAACGAGATTGTATATGGAGTAGACGTATAGAGTTTGCGTCTGTTAGTTACAGTATTAGCCACTGCTTTAGAGATTGCATTGGTCTTGGGTAACTGTCGTGTTGCATCATACTGCATGTTAGTAATCTCAAACGACATACGAGGCAACTTGATCGCTACCCTACGTTCTGACTCTTCGCCATTACTCATCTGATCTAATCGTGCGATGAAGTTTCTTTTGGGTGCGTAGGACAGAGGTACTTTAACCTGTGAGATAATCTCACCAGCAGAGTTCTCCCGTAAGACATAGAGGTTGTTGAACATAGATCCGAATACGGATACCGCTGTCCTCACTCTCTTATGATAAAACCATGTTCCAAACATTACTGGATATCTCCAAATGGATTACTCTCAGAGAAATCTAAGAAGTCACTCTCAAAATCATCAAAGAATGTGTTCTGGGCATCAGCCTGAATATTCTGTAGTTGTGCAACTAAAGATGGAGTTGCAACAGCAAGACTTGTCAGACCCTTGACTTGTGCATTTGTAACCCAAGTGTGGAACTTACCATCCGATGCACCTACATGCGCCAATTGTAATATCTTATCCGAATCAGACCAGTCGGTAACCTCACCTCTCATTGTATATGTGGAAAGTTCTTGTTCAACCGTTTCACCTATCGTATAACCAACACTGGCAGAGTCTAGTGTCACGGCATACTGGAATGCATTCTCTTCCTCTATAAGTTGTATTGTTTCGATGCCAGTATCAAAGTCCTCATCATTGTATTCAAACAGTTCACACTGCATACGGAATGTGGGTAGTTGACTCAACTGATAGAATGGGGCTTCGGTCTCAACTCGTCGTATCTCAAACATAGAGTTGGACAGGGTCAGGTAGATTAGGTCACCTTCACGGGGACGGAAGTTGTTTTCTGTAAGACGAGCACCTACTAGTTGCTTCCATCTTTTTCTGGAAACAATAAAGTTTGCTTGGTCTCTTAGTTCGATACCAAACTTGGTGAACAGATCACCCTCTCCATCAAATGCTTCGGTGTTCTCAATGTACATCTCCACCTTATACGAAGAACCAAATCGTGATGGCACATCGTCTCCAAAGATCTTGTCCTTGTTGACTATTTCGCGTGGGAGGTAATATACATCCTGACCATACATCTTGAGGGCTTCAATGATGATATCCTCATAGACATTTTGTTCAGAACGAACACCCTGTTTGAAATACGGGTTCGTTGCCATTATATCATCCTATGAAGAAGTCTGGTGGTGTGTCATACTCGTTGTATATTCGTTGACGAATTACTTCGATTTCTTGTTTGGCATCTTCGTATATCTGGCGACCATTCAACTGGACACCGCCCGGCAACACCATCCCCTCAAACTTAATTAGGTTGGAACCCCACTGTTCTTTGATTAGTGCAGTAGTATACTCTTTTACGAATATGTTGTTATATACTTTACCATTGGTGTTCGGATCAGTAGTAACATACATTTCAATAAGAACCTTATCATTTACCTGAAGGTCACCATGCGCCCCTGCTATATCACCAAAGATGTGTAGTTTATTATTGGCTCTCTGGTACTGGATCTGTGGATGACCCGTTAGTTTCAAATCAATAGTAGACAGATACTGTTGCATCTGTTCATAATATGCCAGATCACCGATACCAGTATTCAAGTCCCACATATCATTCAGACGCATCTGATACTTGATATCAAAGAAATTAACACTTCCCGTTTGGTCATCAATTGGATATACTCTGACCACACTAAGTATGTCATCAGCATTTAGTCCACTAGGTAAGGTATCTAAATCAAAGTCAATAAACCCACGATCAAGGATGGCCTGAGTTATTGTTATGATAGCAAATGTACGAGAACTACCTTCTCCGTCATACTCATTGAATAGTTGTAGTGCATCGTTGACACGATCTTCGATCTGTTCATCGTCCACATTAATTTCAATAACAGGGGCCCCTAGTCTACGGAGACAATATTCGATAAACTGGGATCTACTTGTGATTCTTTGATAACTTGACATCTAACTATTTATCCTTAGTTTAACAATGTGCCTGAATTGTTATATACATTGATTCTGTAATGAGTCCCGTGTTGACCATCAAGTTTATCTGCATCAAAACCCTTACCTGTTCCACCAAAATATGAATTAAGGCCAGAAGAGTCGATTGCTACAGTTCTTGTTGCTGCGATTGTACCACCGCCTGTCAGACCCGTTCAAGCAGTAATACTCACACCAGAGTGATCTATGTGTTCGTTAGCGACAAATCCTGATAAGTTGTCATGTCTCAGACTCGGTTCAAAATATGCTAAGAGTTCAGCTGAGTCAATTGCTACAGTTCTATCTGCTGCAATCGTGCCACCACCACTTAAACCAGTACCAGCAAGGACAGATACCGCACTATGGTCAATGTGTTCGTTCGCAACGAATCCTGATAAGTTATCGTGGACAATGTCTCCGTCTGTGGTTGATATTGCGCCATTACTATATGTAATACCTGTACCACCACTAAACATACCTTTGATGTTTGCTGAGTCAACTTGGATATCATCTGCGTTTGCAATAATACCCTTACCACCAACCACAGTAAAGGTTCTACTTGCGGCAATAGTACCACCACCTGTAAGACCATCACCCGCAGTAAGTGTCACTCCAGTGTGATCGATATGTTCGTTAGCAACAAATCCTGATAGGTTATCGTGTCTTAGACTAGATTCAAAATATGCTAAGAGTTCAGCCGAGTCAATTGCTACAGTTCTTGTAGCAGCAATAGTACCTCCGCCAGTCAAACCTCTTCCCGCAGTCACGGAGACTGAAGTGTGATCGATGTGTTCGTTAGCAACAAATCCACTCAAGTTATCGTGGACAATGTCACCATCAGTTGTTGTGATGGCACCAGTACCGCTGTTATAGGTAATACCAGTACCACCCGATAACATTGCTCTAACATTGGCAGAGTCAATATTAAAGGTTCCGTCTGAATATGATAGACCCTTGTTACCGGCAAACATTCCCTTGACATTATCAGAGTCTATATTGAACTCACCAGAGGATACACTTAGACCTTTGTTCGCAGTCAGATGTGCTCTTACTTCAGATGCACTAGGCCCTGTGTAGGTAATAACACCTGTTGAACTATTGTATGATGCACTTCCATCTCCACCCGCATCGGTTACCGATACGGCACCTCTTGCACGTGCAGTGGTATGATAAAGATTAGTGTTTTCAGTTAAGTCTGCGGTTGTATGGTTAGATATGTCAGAGGTTGTACCCGTAACATTACCGACAATATTTGCAGCGATAGGATAGTTTGAAGCGAATCTTGTGTTCGCATGATTCCAAGTGAATGTCGGTATAGTACCTGAAGACCACGCCCCGAATGTCAATCCCGCACCGTCTGTTAGTGCACTTGATGTTGAACTATCAGCAATAGTGATGTTCTTATCTGTCACTGTTAGGGTTGTTGTCGCAACATCAGTCTGTGAACCTAATATCTGTAGATTACCACTGATGACTACATTACCAGTTGCGGCGATATCTGCGAAAGTTACATCATCTGAGGTCGCAACTGCCTGACCAATACTGATCGCACCATTACTGTATGTTACACCAGTACTACCTGAGAACATTGCTTTTACATTAGCAGAGTCAATATTGAACTCACCGCTGGATACAGATAAACCTTTATTTGCGGTTAAATGCGCTCTGACTTCGGTTGCACTGGGGCCAGTATAAGTGTATGTCCCGTTTGAACTGTTATATGCAAATGAACCGTCACC